CAATGACCGCGTCAGGGTCAGCCAGCTCGGCAAGATCACGACTGCCAACGCCCTGGTCTCAGAGATTGATTCAAACCGGATTCACCTGAGCGCCAGCACACCTCTGGCCGACAATTACACCTCAGCTTCAGTGGATAAAGCTGCCGTGGCTAATGCGGCCAACGAAGCAGAGTCCTTCGGATACAGCTACGCCTACGGCTCTGCCCTGTCAGGTATCACCATCTCAGGTGACAAGAACGGCTACAGCTTTACGATGTCTGGCACGGTGGGTAACCTGTCTGCCGCTCGCACAGCCCTAGCTGCAGCAAACGTGCTGATCAAGATCACCGAGGCCAACAAAAAGACCACCAGGGAGCTGCGCATCAAAGAGGTGCGCGCTGACAACGTGGTCAAGCTTGAGACGACCAACAATTCCAAAAACGGGTATCAGCAGCTAGCCTTGCAGGACAGCTATGTGGCGGCTTCTGTCTCCCTGGCCGGCGGTCTTAGCAAGACCGTTCACATGTATGCGGCATCGGCCGGTACTTGGGCAAACTCTGACGGGATCAAGACCGGCCTGATCGTCAACGTGGGACCTGGTTCTGCACCTGACACCAAGAAGCTGCTTGTCTACCAGGATTCAGCCTTGATCGAGACCATCGACAACTTGTCGGATGACCCAGCGTCCACCGACTATTACGAAACCCGCATCAACGGCCTGTCCTCTGGCATCGTGCTGTACGTGCTGGATTCCAGCACCTTTACACACCTGGCGAACACGACCAAGCCGTGGGACACCACCAACTACTCTACCACCAACTTCGCCTACTTCACTGGCGGAGATAATGGTGAGTCGGTAACGGCAGCAGACTACGTGGGACAAATCAATCCTGCTGACGAGTCTGGCACGGGCATCAAGGCGTTTGAAGACCCTGACAATATCGACGTGAACGTGCTATGGGCGTCGCCGATCGTGTCGAATGGGTCCGGTCAGGGTACCGACAACGCGGTGGCCCAACAGCTCAAGGACACAGCGTCAGTCATCAATGCTGTCGGCATCATCGACTCGCCTCAAGGCCTGAACGCTCTGGAGACAGTTGACTGGCACAATGCCAAAGGCCTTTACTCCAGCTTGGTTCGTTTGGATACCTTCAGACTGGCCCTTTACTGGAATTGGTGGACCTCGGTGGATGCTTGGACTGGCTTGGACAAGGTGTTGCCACCTTCCATTGCTGCCATGCGCGCCATGGCCTACACGTTCGATAACTTCAAGCCATGGTACGTGGCGGCTGGTGAGACTCGCGGTATCGTTAGCGAGGCTGACTCGGTGGAGTTTACCCGCATCGGACCTGACACTCGCAACGCCATGCAGGGCAACGGCAACTCAGTCAACCCGTTGATGATCAACCGAGATCGGATCATGATCTACGGTGAACGCACGCTGCAACGCACAGAAAGCAAGCTAACCGCCTTGCACAGCGTGGTGTTGACCAATTACATCATGACTGGCCTGGCTGCAATCGGCCGCCAGTTTGTGTTCGACCCGAACGACGCCGAGCTGCTCAATCGCCTGAACCTGGCTATGACCGCCTTCCTGGAAGGCGTCAAGGCTGAACGTGGCATTGAGGAGTTTCTTTTGGTGATGGACAACACGAACAATAACGCCGACACGCGCAACCAGCGTGAGGTGATCATCGACCTTTCCTACGTGCCGGTTGACGCTGCCGAACGGATCTTCATCAACGGTACGGTGAAAAGCTCGGGTGCCAACCTCAATTCAGCGCTATAATACAAGACTATGCCAAAGATGCAAAATCAAAACCTGTGGGGTGCCCAAAACTCTGGCATCGACCAACAGCGTCAAGACCTCTTTAAGGTCATCATCAACCTGCCGGCGTCGGTCGGTGGCCAAAGCGCCTGGACCGAGGACGTGGAATTTGCCGTGGAATCGTTTCCGTTTCCTAACCGAGAGCGCGAGATGGTCGGGGTCAAGTACATGAACCAGACCAACTTCATGTTGGGTGCCGACACGGCCTCAGGCGCGATTGAGATTCCAGTTCGGTATGCCTTTAACCAACCCACCGCCCAGCGGCTGGAAAAGTGGAACTATCTGACCAGCAACCCACGCACCGGCGGGGTAGGTTTGACCACCAAGGTGAAAGCCTGGGGCGAGTTTTGGTGGATGGTGCCTAACATGGCTGTGCAGGAAAATGTGGAGTCTGAGCGCCCGAGCGATGCTAGCCTGGTGCCTGGTTTGATCTATCACCTTGAGGGATGCTTGATCAAAGGATTGAAGTTCTCCGAGGCCAGCATGACCGGCAATGGTATGGTTAACATGACCTTCACCATGCAGATTGATCGCTACTATCCGAAGTCGATCAGCAACATGGTGGTCAAGACACAGTAAAGTAATGAAACATCCTAAGGGGACGAACGTGGTTTTCTTTTAATGAAAACGATTCTCCTCCTTCTCTCATTGGTCATCTGCGGGGCGGCATTTGCGCTCACCAAGATCACCGCAACCACGGCACGCACGACTTATTTGAACGCGCAGACATTGCAAAGCGGACCTCCGGCTGCGGGTGGTGGTGGTGGTTCAGTCGGGCTGCTATTAGCTTGGAGCACAAATGCTGTTACTGTTGCTAACAGCGGGGTGACGCTAGATGGTGGGTCTGGAGCCAATCGTGGACTTCTGGTATTCATTGGTGGCTACACGGGAGGATTTGCCACCAACGTAGCTTGGGGAGGAACTGCATTGACAGAGATTGCTCGCACCAACTACTACGATGGCTCTCCAATGGCCCAAGCATTTTATCTCCACAATCCCGTGACCGGATCGCAAACTTTGAGCAATAAATTCAGCGCGTCCATCGACAACCATAATTTTATTTTGATGTTCGTGACCAACGCGCATCAGACTGTTGCGATTGGAGGCAAGACCATTGTTGAAACCGACTCTGATATTCCCGGCCAGACCAATTCCGTGAGTTGCGCGGCAAACTCTTTGATCGCTGATATGTGGGTGAATTTTGCAACTCCGTTCGCTGGAGTGCGAGTTGCTGGCCAAACCAGAGCTACGACCGGGGGAGGTGTTAACACCAAAGCTGAATCGTCATGGATTGTGGCCACGGGCAGCAGTCAATCGATGGGTTGGACAAATAGCGTAGTTGATCGCATCACTCACGTCATCATCGAGATCAAGCCACCGTGAAAGTCTTTATTGCACTATTGTTGACGGCGATCTGTTGCTTTGGGGATTCCTACGGACCAAAGAGAGTCATCGTGTTCAAGGGGGACTCTCTGACGCTCGGAACGGGTGGAAGTGCTGGAAGCAATTACGTCTCTCAAATGTTTCTCACGACTCGTTACGGAGTGGTGGTGACAAATCTTGGCGTGTCGGGTCAAAATCTTTACGAGGTGACAAACGCCTTCGATGTGCTCCAACAATTCACCAATAATAATAAAGCGGGAGAACTTACAGCAGTAATCATGATGGGTGTTAATGACAATGCCAATGGGCAGTCAGCAGCTACGACATCCACAAATTTTATTGCTTGGGGACAAAAGATTAGGGCCGCGTTTCCCTATGCAAAAATCGGGTGCATAACGGTTCTTGCTGCGGCAAACGGCGTGGATAATACCGCTCGAACGAACCTCAATTATTGGATCACAAATTCAGGCTTCTTTGATTTCACCATTGACGGCGCATCGCGTTTCACCAATGAGAACGATACTGCAATTTATGATGCTGACACGGTTCACTTGAAGGATGCCGGGTATGCGATCTTGGCAGGGATGGTGAGCAGTAATCTTGTTCAGAATTACAGGGTTAAGGATGCCCTGTGGCCGCTTGCTCCGAGTCGGACAAACCTCTGGCAACTAGGTTCGACGGTGGGAGTAGTGGGAGGAATCCCAACCGTGACGACGATATACACCAACTACACTAGCAGCGCGACCGCTGCACAGATTCAAACTGGATTGAATAATTGCCCATCGAATCAAGTCGTGAAGTTGGGGGCTGGTGTTTACACTATTGGATCAACTCTGACGATGTATCGTTCTAGGGGAGTAGTATTGCGCGGCACCAAAACCAATGGGACCAATGCGACTATTTTGGACATTAACCACGATAATACGCTGCTTGAGCTTGGATTGTATTCAACTCCCGGCACCGGAGTTTCCATAACAAACGGATACACCAAGGGATCAACGAACATTATCCTCACCAGCGTTGCAACATTTGCGGTTGGTGATTTGGTGATGGCCAGCCAGCAGATTGATACGAACTACATGGGATCGTCAGACGGATCAAACACTAGGGGTGTCACGCACACATGCGTCGTAAAGGCAAAAAGTGGAAACACTCTGACGATCTGGCCTCCGATCACTTTCGGCATCACGTATGAGAACACTCCATTACTTCACCCGCTGAATGTAAATTCAGACGTAGCCGCGATGAGCGGCCTAGAAGATTTGATCTTTGATGCCACCGGAAGGACGGTTGCCTGGGGACTGTTCGTTTTCAACAATCGGGATTGTTGGGTTAAGAACGTGCAGACCAAAAATGTGAACAACTACCATATCTATACCGCGTGGTGCGCGAACACAGAGTTCACTCAATTTTACGCCAATGGATCACCATCTTATGCTGCTAATCACTCTGGAATTTTGGTTGGTAACGGAGAGGTGGCAGCGCCAGGTATTGTAGAACTGGTAGGCACCGGAAACACTGGCACGGCAATTTATGACTGCCTGTTTTACAAGGTTGCTCCAGGCATCGAAGTGAACGGGGGGACATCCGGATCGGTCTTCGCCTACAATTACGCTTACGACACTCAACTATCGACATATCAAGGGCCGGGGATTGACATGAACCATTCTGCCCATGCCATGATGAATCTCTACGAAGGCAACGTCGTTAATATGCTGTCCTCTGACGGTTATTTCGGAAGCAGCAGTCACGACACCCTATTGAGAAATTGGGGACAGGGTTGGACGCAATCTTACCCAACAGACCAGCCCATTTGCCTCGCGTTATTCGCAGGAGGACGGAACTACAGTGCGATTGGAAATGTCTGGGGTTGCACCAATCAGACGATTGCATCAGCCGCGAACGTCAATCCGATTCCGCCAACTACACCTGATTTTAACACTCCTTACATCCACAACTGGGGCTTCGACACTCCGACATTTTTGGTTTATGATTCAGGCGTCTCAAACACGATTGTATCGCATGGGAATTGGGACTCATATAACAAGACTCAGGCGTGGATAACAAACGACCACACAATTCCCAGCAGCTATTATCTAACGGCAAAACCATCGTGGTTTCCTAGCGACATGACATGGCCTCCGGTTGATCCTGCCAACGGATACACCAACATGCACGCTCGCGGGAATTACGTAATCCCGGCAATGTCGGCATACACCAACAATGGAACGTGGCCCACAAATGCTGCGGGTGGCGGCGGAGGTTCATCCTCATCCTACGTCGCTCCCAGTCCTAGAATGCGCCGGGGATTTCCATGAACATCACGAAGAAAACATTCCGGCAATGGCTTCGTGAACTCTGGGAGTTCACCCGAAGACGTCCTGTCTGAGCTTCTTGGCGGTGATGACGTTCAAGGGCCTAGGCCGGCAAAAGACCCGAACTACGGCAGAGCTTAAGCTGTTCTTTGGTTGATGCCGTTAAAAACGAACATCACCAATCTCAAGCCTGCCCGTCAGGTCTATAAGCAGGAGATCACCCTGCTTTCCAAAGGTTACTACAACAAGCAAGCCTTTCCAGAGGGCAAGATCACGGTCTATCCCTGGGACACGGACATCGAGGAGTGGTTTCTCAAACGCCTTCGTAAGCCTAACAAGAACAGGGCCTTGTGGGAATTGTCGGCCAAGCTGGCCGAACTCAATGGCTGTCCATACGAGGATCTAACCGTCGGTGACGTCAATACCATCCTGCTGGTAGCCAGGTCCATCCAGCGCAAGAACGTGGTCCAGTTCACGTCCATCTGCCCTCGTTGCGACCACCCAGACAATGAGACCTTGAAGATCCCTGACGAGCTGGTGAAGGTAGCAGAAAAGGAAGCAAACTACCCTGGCTATGATGAAATTGTCCTCCCTGAGTCCAAGGACATCGTCAGACTAAGGCCTTTGCAGATCAAGGATGAGATCTTGATCACAGATCGGTCTCCCAAGAACAAGGCTGAACTGTCTGACGAGCTTGCTCACCAGCTGATCCCTATCGTTTCGATCGGCGGTGGACAACCTGACAACATCCAAGAGCTGGTGACCTGGTGGCATGCTTTGCATCCCTTGGATAAGAAGTACTACGAGACCCAACAGAATGAGCTGTGGCCGCACCTGGAAACATCGGTAAGGCTCCGGTGCAGTGAGTGTTAGTTCGAATTCAGACACCAACTGAACCTTGATTCGGACTTTTTTCGAGCGAGCGGCACTTGAGGCCAGGGAAGACCGCTGGAGAACCATGATTTCTCTGGCGTTGGCACGAGAGGGCTGCTTTACGCTAGCATTGAACGACCTTCCACAGGAAGCTTTAGAGATCGCGATCCAAATGCACAACCAACAGGTGCAGGAAAGCCAGAAGAAACCATGAACGTCATCGTCGCGGATGCTAACTCAATTTTTGCCCGCTCATTTTACGCGGCTGAGATGGCTGGCGATGGGTCCAGAGCCAACGACCTAGCGTTGGCCACCATCCTGTCTTTGCTGGATCCCAATAGTGACAAGATCGGGGTGAAGATCCATCAAACCCTCTTCTGCTGGGACACCCTTCAAAAGCGGGACAAAGGTCGTCCGCCTAAACCACCGCTCTACCATCAGACCAAGGATGAGCTGGTTCAACTTCTAACCGCGATGATCGGTGCCGAACATTCCATCATACCTGGCTACGAAGCGGATGACCAGGTGGCAACTGCCGCGTACCGGGAGCCGCTTGAGAACCATGTCTACATCGTTTCAGGGGACAAGGACCTGCAGCAGTTGGTCAGCCTGAACGTGTCCTACTACTGTTTGAACAAGAAGAGGCTTCTGACCAGACAGCAGATTACTGACAAGTGGAAGATCAAGAAGCCCTGCCAGCTGGCAATCGCGCTAGCTGTTATTGGAGACAAGTCTGATGCTGTTAGCGGGATCAAAGGCTGGGGACCTAAGAGGGTAGAGACCTTGTTCGAACAGGTCCCTGACACGGCCAACTTTGAGGAAGCGTTAGACATAGTCGACAGTCAAATCCCTTCTAGTTTAAAACCAATCTTCTACGAAAGCCTGGATTTGACATTGCTGAACCCGGCCATCGAAAATGTACCTTACCCCAAGGCGATCAAGCTGGCTGACCAAGACACCATCACCTCGTTAGACATCTCTGCCCAGATCGTGGGCAGGTTTGAGATGTTGAGAGAAGTGATCGGTTAGACTAACAATCTAGGTAAATCTAACGGACTGACGCTAATGTCAATTTTAATTTTACCACGACGAACGTCATAAGCTTTATCTTTGTCTGTCGCGTCCAAATAGCGCATGTAAGCAGTTTGAAGTTCAGTTTCGTCGTCTGTTGTGGCTGACCACACGCTGCCTCCTATTGTACCTGCATCTCGACCGCGCAATGTGATGCTAACTTCAAATCTAGCAGTGGTAAAGTTCAGGTCTTCGAGCTCGTCAGGCGACTCGATCAGCTTCGCAACCAAATCTGAAGTTTTTGGATGAATCACAGGTTGATCAAGGGTAGAGGACCGGCAGCAGCCCTGGAGAAGAAGCGAGTGACCGAGAATTCCAAGGTTGAGCCTCCAGAAGCATTGCCAACCAGGCGAACCTTGGGATAAGATGACGCAATCTGCACGCTGCGCACCTGACCAGCGGTCAAGGTGTTGTACGTGCTAGAGCCTAATGTACCAATGTCCACCCATGCGGTGCCATTGTACTCCTGAAATCTGTAGTTGGCCGTATTCGCTCCAGCATTTTCCAAAATGATCAATGCTGATACAGTGCCAGACTGCAGCATCTCGAACATAGTGGCTTCGGTCTCTTGGAACGTCTCGTTATCTTGAACAAAAGTTTGCATTTGAATTAAGTATTGTCTGCTAGTGCAACGTGATTGTAGGCCGTGGGTATCTCTTAACCGAGGCTTCATTTTTGTTTCCATTCACGCAGAAATCAGCACCGTAGTCTTCGCCTCCACTATTAAAATCCAGCGAAAAGCCCTTTGAATCGGCAGAGCCGCCGATGCAGTAAAACTCGTCAGGGTCGATAACTTTCCTGATATTTGCGACGTATTGCTTGCTCAACCTTACCGCCGAATTGCTGGCTGACTGTTTTGACATCGGGTGCTTGAGCTCATCATAAATGATGTCTTGAAGGAAACCTTCCAACGAACCTCCGTTAGGACCAGGAGACTCTGCTAGTAAGCCGTTAACCAAGCTGACCGTCTTAGGGTGTTTCATAGTTTGTGGACTCCTGGCTGTTCGACCGGCTGCATCCGTCCAATCTTCAAAGAGCTGTTCAGCAGGTAGGGGTCAATGGTGCCACTGCCGCCTCGGTTGTCAGTGTAGCGTAGGTTAGGTCCTTCTTGAGCAAAGATAGCCAAGACCAGACCTTTCTGGGCGCCCGTGACGAACTTGTACGAATGTCCAATATAGTCAGCTGGATTGGTATCTTCAGGCCATCTGGCTGATTCAGCTAGAAGCTTGGTAACGAATTGCATGGTTTGAGGATGTTTCATCAAAACCTAAGTCTGTG